AATCTTTGATTGTCTCTAGTCAACTGCTCAATAATAACTTTCTGTCCATCTATTTTATTCTGTAGATTTACATTCTGGTTAGCTTTTGTTTTCCAATCGTATACTTCCTGACGCAGCTCACCATTTAATGACCGATGCATAGTCTCAATCTTTTCTAGCTCTTCAACTCTAGCCAAAGCATTCCCTAGAGCTTCCTCTAATTCCTGAATGCGTTCTAATTTATTTAACATCTTCTGATCTCCCTCCTTCAATAAGTTTTCGTAGTCCTCTCGAACTCCGTATTTTTGTTCTAATGCTTCCTTCGCTTTCTTATCCATAGTATGTTGACAATATAGGATAGTTACCTTAAATTGTCAAATATGGGATTACCAAAACGATTAACTGAAATGCAAATGAGATTCGCCGAACTAATAGTATTCGGTGGACCTGATGGACCTCTGACTGGCAAAGAAGCTGCTATTATAGCAGGCTACTCAGAAAAGAGAGCTAGACAAGAAGCATCTGAATTACAGAACCCAAGACAATCACCCTTAGTAGTACAATACATAGGGAGACTTAGAGAAGAGAGATTAAAAAAATATGAGGTTAGTTATGATCAGCACGTTGCTGAACTTGCTCGCATAAAAGAGGCGGCCTTAAAGAAGAACTCTTTCTCAGCTGCGGTGAATGCAGAAACAAATCGAGGAAAAGCAGCAGGATTATACATAGACAGAAAAATAATAAAAACTGGGAAACTAGAAGATATGTCAGAGCAAGAGCTAGAACAGAAAATGAAACAAATTTTAGACGATTACGCACCAATTTTAAACGTTACCCCCGAAGAGACATTGTTGGACCAAAAACCATCAGAAACCAAAGAAGAGAAAAAAGAAAAAGACACAAAAAGTATTGTTGCCACTCCGACATCTACTGTGGGATTAAAGTTAGACAGTACAAAGCTAGAACCAGAAACACCGCCATCGCAAGATAAACGTAGATCGGATTCGGATTAAACATTTATTTTTTCCATTGAAACAACGCAACCAATCGGGAATACATTCCGATCAGAGTATGATTCATCTTTTTGATCATAGCTACTAAACGTGCGTATAAGAGTCTTTGTCTTCTTGTAAACATATGCGAAGGTGAATATAACGGAACACTCCATCTTGTCAAACTCTTCAGCTGACGCATGCGAACTATCACCCGTGATATCAATCCATTTAATTTTATAGAAGTAATATTTCTTCTTGTTGATCACAACGTGCTTATATCTAGATTTCTTTTTCCGTCTCATATAGTACCAAATACCACAAAACTGCTTTTAAAAAAGCCTTTTACGCGCGTACGACCGATTGCAAAAAGTGTTGATTTTCCTCACTTTTACATTTTATACATTTTACGATTTTGTAAAATGTCGTACATTTAGCTAGTAATACCAACATAAATCGTTCATTTTTACATTTTACATTTTATATACAAATTTTAAAAAATATTTTTTAATTTTGTGAGATTAGGTACTATATGTAAAATGTCGTGCCTAATTGGTGCCATAAAAGCGCCTTAATTTGGCCATCTTTTCTTCAGCGTCTGCAACGACTTTCAACAGTTTGTCGATTTCGCCAGTAATATCAGTATGGTCAACCAGGACAGCATTACGGTCTCCGGCCATTAACATATCAATCTTTAACAGCGCATCTTCCATTTGGCTGGTATATCTTGAGATTAATGCCTTGAATATTCGCTCTCTCATGTGCTTTTGCCTCCTTAATTCTTCCCCAGTTTAACTTATTATTCACATAATATATATGATATTTTTCCCTGACATGGGGTCTTGACCGGTATTCTCTCATATAATCTTGAGTCCACTTCTTGCCATGCTCGCTCTTACGCCAGCGTTCACGTGCTGCCTTACGACTCTCGTGGTATTTATGGCGCGGTTTCACTGGATACCCATTATCCCTGCACCATTCGTCGTGGATGTCATCGATAATAGATGGCCTCACTCTTTGGCCTCCATGTTTATGCCGCTTTGTAGTACTCATCTAATCTCCTTAAAAATTTGTGTTTCCATTCTCTTAACTCATTATCTTGGAATCTAAACTCCTGAAAATATAAATCCGGAGTACAGATCATTATGATTCCTTGTCTTATTTTACTTCCATGCACATAGTCATGAGCCATGGCATAAGCTGCGATCTGCATGTGATAGTCATCAATCCATTCCTTACGTTTGGGTCGGTTCGCTTGTTTAAAGTCTACGATGGTATCTAACCCATTGTGTTCGCACACTAAATCTGTTGAGCCAGCATAGAGACCAGGATAATACAACGTCACTTCAGTCCCATAATAATGTTCCACGGGCGTTAAACCAATTTCAATAATCTTATGAGCCATGTTCCGTGATTCGTGTCCCAGGGTTGTTAAATCCTCATAACCAAACTCCTTGATATAAGCTTCAATAAACTTGTGCATCAACGTCCCTCTTTTAGAACTGAGGTTCTTAATCATCTCGGCATTCTTCTCACCCACTTTAGCTTTCCATTTCACTAGATGACTCTGATCCTTGGTCCGTGATAATATCGTCGTGACACTAGGTAATCTAGTTTCCCCCACTTCGTAGGTTCTCGTTCCACCGTCCTCGGACCGCGGAACATGGACATAACTATATCGGTTATTCTTTTTCATTTCTTTAACGGACCTATTACAAGTGTATTCTAAACTTAAGGGACGGCCCAGCACACTTGTAATAGTCACGGACGCCGCTACGCCCGATGAAAATAGCCGGTGTCCCAGCTCTCAAATCGTTAACGACCTTGATCCAATTCCACATCAGCACTCCAGCCATGTTGATCAAAGTCTTCTTTATCTTTTTTCTTTTTAAAAATTTCATCAAAGTTTTTCTTATATAATTCATTAGGAAGTCTACTTCTTCCATCCCATTTACGTCCATGTTCCTTTTGTTTTTTCTTTTCGCTCATACAAAATCCTTAGTAGAATCAAGGAGATAGAGCATATAGACCGAAAGAGCCGTTATACTTAATAACACACTAAAAATTATAAAAAATATTTTATCTTGATTCATATTCATTAATCACTTTCTTTGCTTTCTCGTAGACATGCGTCTTAATTCCTTTTTCAGTCTGCATAATGGTTAACATATCCACACCATTATAGGCTTTGACATACGCGTTATGCGATACTGCAATAGAGCTTCCTGACGCCAGGATAGCAAACTCACTGCAACCGCTTGCGATAATAAAAGTTATAAATAAAATCGTCAACTTCAGCTTGAACATATTCTTTTATCTCTCCTTCCGATTCGCATTCCCAACACTGTTTTATCTCTTTCCCACCTCTGTTATCTATCACAGTTAGGTAGCCATTACCACCGCAATTACTGCAGATGCGCTTGTGTTTGGTGGGGATTTTTAAATCGAATCCGTTTTTTGTATTCCCGTCTTTCACCATATTTCCTCATAATTCCTAGATCTTGTAGTTTTTTGATACGATCAAAGTAGGCATCTATCTCTACTTCTTTCGCAGTGACTTTTGGCATAAGTTTTTCATAGACATAATCTGAATTACGTCCAGCCATGGCACAGACTTCTCTAAAGTCTCGGCCTCTTCGTTTAACCCAGTTGATTGCATTTCTAGCTTCAGACCAGTCAGATGTTTTAGTCACATCTTCAGCTGCTCTGGCAAGAACCGCAACCCAAAGGTTCTGTTCGGGAGTTCGTTTTAAATTACTTTCTTCCGATTGTTGTTTTCTCTGAAACAATTTTACCATTTAATTTCTGTGCTTTCTCCTGTGCTATTGCTTCCACTGTTTTACTAATAGACAAACTTGCGCCAGGCAATAAAACTTTGGACAGCTTAATTAAAGTATTGTATGTCTCGTGTGTGAGAGATACGTTTCTGTATTTACTGATATCAGTCATAGTGTCTTTCCTTTTGTTTATAATTCATAATATAGGATTTTAGATTAAATTTGTCAACATGAAAATAATAATTTTAAGCATAATTATTTGCTCCGCCCTGCATGGAAACTGCCAGAATCCCTACACCAAGAACGTAGAATTTAACACCTGGGCTGAATGTATGTACGCAGGCACGAACGATACCTTGACGTTGTATCACACCATGGGTGAAGAATATATTAATGAACATAAAGTATTTGTTAAGTTTCAATGTAAGGAAGTTGAGAAAAAAGAAGAGAGGGGAATTTAAGGATTGACTTTGTGGC